AGATAATTTAATGAAAAAAGAAGTAAAATCTAAACTAAAAGAAATAACAGATTTTGTAAACGAAGAAATAAATATTTACAACGAAAAAAAGTAACTCATTATTTAGCTAATTTTAACAAAGAATATAAAGATTTATTTATACCTATGATGAAAAAACTCAAACAGTTTATAGCTCCTTTGGGAGGTAACGTAGGTGTGGCTGAAATGAAAGATGGTTCTTATACAGCTTTCGTGTTGGTGCCTAAAGAAACTATTGTTATAGGTAGGTAATAATGGGTGCTATTGACAGTTTTTTTGATTCCGTTGGAGACATCTTTGGTGGTGTTTTAAACTGGGTTGAAGATGAAGTATTAAGTCCTATAGCAGACGTACTAGAATGGGTAAACGAAACTGTATTTGAACCTGTTCTTAGATACGCTAAAGCTCAAATTCAAGCTATTATTGATG